GAACATAATCTGACTGGTATGTTTTTGGCCACACTGCACCAAGAAACCTGCTTTTAGCAATCTTTGTTACATTTACTTGGTTAGATTGATTTCCTCCAAGTATATGATAATAGTTTGTATCCTCAGATACATAAAAACCTACATGTCCTCCACCTTTCCGAGAGAACACCATTACTGCACCATAAGCAGGTTTCACACTTTCCCCGAACTTTAACCATTCTCTTGCTGAGAGAGGATTTGATATTTCCAAAGGAATATCTGCTTCTCTCATACAATGAGCAATAAATAATCCACACCAGGGTATTTCATCATTGGTGTAGAAGTTCTTTACCCATCCACCAATATTCTTAGCCCACTCTAATATCTTTTTATTATGAACTCTTCCTGGTATTTCTTTTGTTCCTATCAGATTAATTGCTGTTGTCATCCAAGGGAGACCTTCAATATCTGACTCTGTTTCTGTTTTTAACTTGACATCTTTTTGACTACTAAATAGTAGTGTAAGTAGATTCTTTAGGGTTGTAAATAATATCTGTAGTAGTGAAAATTTTTTTAAGTAGATTTCTTTTTTCTCTACAGAATCATTATACTTAAATGCTCCAATGGTGTCAATATCTTTTTTAATGATATTAACATCATAATTAATTCCATCATATATATGATCTGGTGGTAATTGTCTCATATCCCAAGCATTAGAATAGAATGTGTTTTCAGTTCCATAGAATAATCTGGACATAGAAATCCATCTGACATCTATGAGATCCTTTTCATAAAGTGTATCTAGAACTGCTCCAGATCCATAAGCACCTATCTGATAATTTTTTATAACTTCATTGATTCCTTGGAAATAAGGAACAATATATTTATCTATTTGTTCTGGAGTAAAGTCTGTATCAACAGCAAAGAGTATTGTTGTGTGTTCAGGTTGAGATAAATACTTTGTAAATTCTAAAGCATTCTTAGCGTGTTGAATTCCGTTATTGTAACCGAAATCTGTTGACTTGCGATTAATATCTTGGTAAACAGGAAGAATAAGAAATCCTTTATCAGAGAGAAATTTATATTCTTCTAATGAAATAGTTTTAGACCTTCTTGAGGAAGCATAATAACGAATGATAACTTTTACATTATTATTTTCAAGATACTTTACAAAATTAGATGCTCTTGATGTATTTAACTTATGGTTAGTATCAATTGCATTCCATCCACTATCGTTAGTAAAATCAGATTTATAGCTCATAGGTGTCCCTTGGTAAGTTATGAAGAAGCTTTAAAATTACATGAAGAATTACATAAGAAAGGAGTTTTTCTTGGTAACTCAATTAAAGATCATTTAAATAATATAATAGAACTTGTTGATATTTATAATGTGAAAAGCGTTTGTGATTATGGATGTGGAAAAGCACATTGTTGGATAAAGACGAATCTAAAAGAAACTTTAGGATTAGATGAAGTTATATTATATGATCCATGCTATGAGATATATAAGAAGTTTCCAGATAAGAAAGTTGATATGATTATATGCACTGATGTGATGGAGCACATACCAGAAGATTCTGTTGACTATGAATTGAAAAGAATATTTGATTTAACAGATGGAGTTATTTATTTTTCAATATCATCTGTATTGTCTAAAAAACAATTGAAAAAAAATGTAAATGCTCACTTGACAGTTAAAGATCAAAAGTGGTGGTATAATAAAATACAAAAGCATGTAAAAAATCATATAGTGAGAGGGATAAAATATGATCCAAATAAATTGGAAGGGTAAAATTGGTTACGGTGATATAGTTTCACCACTATGTTATGCTCATATTATTTCAAAGAAAAATGATTGTGATGTTGAATTGAATATGCATTGGGAACACGAAAGAGGTGAAAAGTTTAAAGATAATGATATTGAAACCATAGACTCTAGAATGGAGTATCTTTATCAAATAGTTAAACCAGTTAAAAGATGTGTTACTTTGAATCATAGGTTTAATGAAAAGATAAATTATAATCATAGTAATTATGATGATAGTGATAAATTTCATAATGTTTGGTATATGGAAGAAAAGTGGAAACAAGGTGATTATATTGTATTAAACACGACAGAAAAAAATCACCAACAATTTGAAGATTATGAACCAAGAAAGGTCTGGAAAGATCCGATTGGAAAGGATGGATTTTTTGAGATTGACAAGACACTATCTAAAAGATATAATATTATTAAAGTTGATTATTCTATGAAAACAGAAGATGTTATAAATCTTTATAAAAATTGTTATGCAGCAGTTGGTTATCACGGTTCAACTATGTGGTTAGCAAAATATGTAGGTTGTCCTATGGTTATATTTTCTGGTAAAAGGAATCTTACTCAATTTAGCTTTCCTTGGTCTGTTGTATTAAATGATTTAAAACATTTTAGTTTAGAAGATAATGTACAAGGCAGTAAAATTAAAATGGAATTATTAAAAGATGAATATAGAAAATATATCCAAACCAAAAATATTCATAGGTTACGATCACAGAGAACATGAAGCATATGAAATTTGCAAATATTCTCTTACTAGATTGGGTTACTATGATTTTGAAATAGTTAAACTTCGTTCAGAAGATATATCAGAATATAACAGAAACACTGGTGAACCACAATCTACAGATTTTACATTTACTCGTTTTTGGCTTCCATACTTATGTAATTATAAAGGATTTTCTATTTTTGTGGATTGTGATTTTTTATTCTTAAAAGATCCTATTGAGATGATGAAAGAGATTGATAAAAATAAAGCAGTATCAGTTGTAAAGCATCCAAGATATATTCCTAATAGTAAAATTAAAATGGATGATATACAACAAAATACTTATGATAGAAAAAATTGGTCTAGTCTAATGGTATTTAATAATTCTCACATTTCTAATAAAACATTTTTACAACCAAATAATTTAAACACACGTGTTCCAGGATTGCATTTTCATCAGTTTAAATGGTTGAACGATGATGACATAGGAAACTTATCTATCAAGTGGAATGTTCTTGATGATTACTATTATATGAATAGAAATGAAATAGGTGCTATTCACTATACAGATGGTGGTCCTTGGTTCAAAGATTATAAAAAAACAATGTATTCTGATATATGGAGAAAAATGAAAGATGAGTTTCGTAACACCGAAGAAAGGTATAACTTGGTATATTAAGTGGGGAGCAAGTATTATAATTTTATTTGCTGTTGCTTGTAGATCTGTTGAAGAAGTTCCAAGAATTTATGATATTATTTTTAGTTTTATTGGATGTTCAGGATGGTTTATTGTAGGCTTTATGTGGAATGATAGAGCACTGATGGTTCTTAATTCCATTCTAGTTTTTATGTTATTACTATCATTATTGAGGTTTATTTTTAGTTGACAAATGATTTTTCATATGGTATAAATATACTTGTGATTGTTTGAGGCAATCTTGAAACTAGACAGGACAGCGGGGCAGTACCGCTGCCGTCCACCATAGACACATAGAGGATAAAATGATCGAATTTATTATTAAGTTTTTTGGTAAAAAATATATTGGAGATATGAGTCAACATAGACTTCATACAACGAAATATGAAGACCTATGTATGTAATATGTATCTATGATGGGCGGCAAATAGGATCGACTGATAGTGTAGGGAAAGTTTAGATCACCGGCATGATACCACCGTTATCGGGTCCGTTAAATAGTTGCAAACGATAATGCACCTCTTGACTATGCTCTAGCAGCCTAGTCTGGGTCCGGTGGGAACCTGGAAACAGAATCCCACCACTTAACCACGGAGATTGTTATGAAGAATATAAATTTAAATGAAAATTTTAGTCATCAAAATATTCTAAATGAAATACAAAAATATTGTATTGATAAAAAACTTGAATATATTGATGGTGTAGTTTCTTGGTGTGAACAAAATAATGTTGAGGTTGAACTTATTGCAGGTTTAATCAAAAAAGATCCAGTTATGATGTCAAAACTTCAGTATGAAGCAGAAGAATTGAACATTCTAGAGAAACCAAAAAGACTTCCCCTTTAATGACACCATTTGAAGCATTTTCAATGTACATTGCATTGAAAAATCACTTCACTCAGAAGAGGTTTGACTACCTAAAATACAATGGTAAGTCACGAATGACTCAAAAATCATTCGAAAAAAGAAAAGATAAGATATTTTTTCAGAAGTTAGCAAAACACGAAGATGTTCAAGGTTTCCTTATTGCTAATTTTATCAAAAATCCCAAAAGTTGGATCAAAGAACTTGTCTATTCTGAAGAATCAGAGAGAGAATATAGGTCTTGGTTGAAGAAACAACAGTCTTTGACTTATTTGTTTAAGCAAGACCTATCAAAACTTGATGATGACTTCAATCAAAACCTAAAAATAGAGCAAAATCAACACCCAATAGTGTTAAAACTTTATTTGGGTAACAAAATATCGTTAGAAACACTCTGTATACTGATTAAAATGACAAAAACTGAAAAATATTTTCATAAAAATCTAAAAGATGAACCAATATGGGAAGAAATTGAGTTAAAAATTAAAAAATACACACCATTTATTCAGTATAATGAAGAAAAATTAAAGAAAATAGTCCTTGACTACTTTAAATGATTATGTTATATATAATCTTGACTCAAATGAGTCATATTCAACACTCAAACACTCAAACACTCAAACACTCGAAAGGAAATACTATGGACTTCTCTAAATTGAAAAGTATGTCTGGAAAAAAGTCAATGGAAGCTCTTAATGCAGAACTTTCAAAGATGGCAAACCAAGACAGTGGTAAAAAAGGTGCAGATGAACGGTTTTGGACTCCTACAGTAGATAAATCAGGTAATGGCTACGCTATTATTCGTTTTCTACCACCTCCAAGTGAAGAGGATGTTCCTTTTGTTCGTCTTTATGACCACGGTTTTCAAGGACCAACTGGACTTTGGTATATTGAAAACTCTCTAACAACAATTGGTAAACCAGATCCAGTTTCTGAGTATAATTCAAAACTATGGAACTCTGGTGTAGAGTCTGATAAAGAGATTGCTCGTAAGCAAAAACGTCGTTTGCACTTTATTAGTAACATTTATGTTGTCACTGATTCTGCAAAACCAGAAAATGAAGGAAAAGTATTCCTTTACAAGTATGGTAAGAAAATCTTTGAAAAACTAAATGAAGCTATGAATCCACAGTTTGCTGATGAAGAGTCAGTAAACCCATTTGATTTATGGAATGGTGCAAATTTCAAACTCAAGATTCGTAATGTAGAAGGATATCGTAACTATGACCGTTCAGAGTTTGATTCTCCATCTGCTTTGAGTGAAGATGATTCTGAACTGGAACGTATCTGGAAATCAGAAAATTCTTTGCAAGAGTTTGTAAATGAATCCAATTTTAAGTCCTATGAACAGTTGAAGGATCGTCTTATGCGGGTTCTTAATATGGAACAAAAACAAGAACCAGTATAT